CAGTATGCGCGCACCTCGTCACTGCCTAAGCCGGCTGCATATCTGTTGTATTCAAAACTATCTCTTGATGTAACTGCCCCGTCACCTTCTATATCACCTAGCGCTCTACCATTTATTATAACGCTATTAAATATATTTGGTATCCCAACAGATGCGCTGTGTATGCCTATAACCACTGCTGTGCTGTTGTAATCGTCACCAGTAAGATTTCTATTCAATGTGCGCTTGCTAGGATCAATACGCATACGCACCTGTCTACCCTGAAACCTAACATTAGTAGGCGACAGCGCGTCAAACGGGCCTTTAGACGTTTCCTCGCTGTTAGGATAGTTTCTTGTTTTAAATACAAGATGGTATTCACCGGTAGCTTTATGGTCAGGTATTACTTTAGTGATATTGATAACATTATCACCAGTGCCTGCTTCTATAGGGCCAGTTTCTGCATAGGGTATTACTACATCACCATCTACTGTCAGCGTATGCTCGTAGCCTGTCTCATGCTCATACAGCTTGCCATCAGCTGCAAACCATATTGGCTTCCTGAACACGCCCACATCAACGCCGGCTGTTCTGTCTAGCTGGCCAATATTCCAGTGCTGCTCTTTGTAATCATAGACCACATATCTATCGCACTCGGTTGATGATGAGCTAGGATAGAACCACCACACCTCATTGAACAGTTGGTTTTTTACTGCATATATCTTGCTGCGCTGCTCGTCATTCATTCCCTTAAATACATAATCTTGCACATCACACGGCATCTCTTGCACGCCCTGCCCATTGTAGAAAAAGAAGCTGCCATAGCCCATCCACATAGCACCTTGATCCATTGCTACAGCACAATGTCTGCTGATAGCGCCACACCCTGAGCCAACTTTTTCAAAACCGAACACTACTGGTGGGCCACTGTATGTTGCAGCATGCGCATCAGTTGTTGTCAGGATTAGCGTTCTGCCTCTTACCTGTAATCCTAGCTGTATGTCGCCAGTTGTGTCTAACTCGATGTCACCTGCCTCATTAGTGGCTGCTACACCCCAAACAGTGTTATCTTCTCTGTCGCACCACCTAACTTGTCTAGAGTTTGCTGTATTACCTAGCGCAAACAAAAAACGCTCTTCTGTAACAACTACAGCTTTGACACCTGCTGGCACTGTACCTGATGATGCTACAATTGCATTTGCTGTATTGTTAGCTGGATTCCACTCTCTTAGTACGCCTTCGTGTGTATTCACAGCAATAAGGTTTTGACCCCACGCAGATAACGACCATGTATCGCCCTCACCTACAACGCCATCACTAGGACGCTCAACGCCATATAAGCCTTTACCATAATAGTATTGACCATAACCTATGTTCTCTTCTGCGTTTTCTGTAGCTCCAGCAATAGCAGATACTAGCGTTGATACAGTCCCAGACTCATTAATATAAAAAAGAGTGTCGTGTGTGCCTGCAGCTAAGTATGCAGTGCCGGCATTGCCTAGCCAGCTTATTGCTGCGCGTGCTGCCTTGTTAGTGCCTAGCGTTACATGCGTAGTTAAAGAGCCGTCTGCGCTACGCTCTTCTCTAGGTCGCCATCCGCCTATTGGTCGCAGCGAGCCGTTTTCCCAGCGCACAAAATTAACATCACGCCATCTACCGGCTGACTCACTGTCAGTGCCGTGTCTAACAACGCCTGCTGGTATATCAAGTGGTACTAGTGGCATTACTTACCTACTCCTTTTACGCGCTCCATAGTCCTTAGGCCGCCAAGACCTAGCATACCCATTAACACAGGCAGCATAGTAGATGTATCAGCTTGCGGTACATCTATACCGAATGGCGCAGCCAACGGGCTAATAAGAAAATTAACTGCAAAACCTGCAACACAGACCCATGCAGTAGCTGGTCGCCAACTAGACTGAAACCAGTTGCCTTTTGCTTCTGCTTTATTGACCTCTATCTGCGCTAGTGCAATCTGCTGCGCGTGCTTTTCAGACATTGTAGCGATATCATGCGCTAACCGTGCCTTTTCGTCTTTATCCTGTATAAACTTGTCTAGCAAGCCGGACACTGGCCCTATTAGTTGCTGTATCATCGTAGTGGGTTCGCCATATGGTCAAGTGCATCCCAGATATTATCTATCTCGATTGCAACATTTTTATTTGATTCGCTGAGCAGTTTTGCCTCAGCTACCGTGGCTTTTATGCCTTCTATTGTTTTAGACAGCTCAGACACCTCTTGCTGCAGTTCTAAGAGCTTTTCTTGCTGTCCGAGTATAGTTTCAAGGTTTGTGCCTAAAGTGGCTAATTTAGCCTGTAATTGGCTTACATCGTTATCTACTAGCTGCTGCTTAATAAGCTGCACAGATTCGTCTAGTGGTTTGATATTAGGTATTTTGCGCTGCTCTACAGCTTCAAGGCGTGCGTACAGGCTACTAGCAGTCCATATAACGCCAGATAGCGATGTAGCTAGAGATAAGACTATGGCAATATAAACGCCCTTAAAAGACGTTTTACCTATCTTTAACTCAGTTTCCGATAGACTCATATGAACAATCCGTACCGTACATAAAGCAGTTATATCCTTGTGCAGTTGGGCCAGTTAGATAAAACTCTGTCTCCTGACCAGCTGCGTAGATATCTGCCTCTGTCATATACATATCAAGGCCAAAGTTTTGACCGTTTAGGTAAACCGCTGTGGCATTATTTGTACCAGCCCACTGCATACTTACCCATTGCTGCTCTGCGCTATATGTTACTATGGCTTCATCTGCCACTGAATTGTTATTTACAGCGCCCTGCTCTAAAAATGCTACTGCTTCCTCATTGGCTGCCACACTGATAAACGCTGCAGCTGTATTGGCATTAGACTCTATTGAGTCAAGGCTTTCGTTGTAAGTATCTACAGTATCCTGCTGTATTGCTAGTACGCCTTCATTTTGTACTACAAATTCTTGCACCTGTTCTTCTTCAGCTGGATTGCCTACACTCTCCTGTGCCATCTCTTGCACTTGTATAGTTGTGCTAAGCTCTACCACAGCTCCTGTAAACGCTTCTACGCTATCTTCCATCAAGGCTATATGATGGCTTGCTTTTTGCTCTAAAACGTCTGAGACGCTGCCATATGGCAAATAAGAAGCCATTCCAGACAGTGCGTCATTATATGCCTTCACCTGCTGTGCAGATATCTTAGCGTTGTCGGATAATGTGCCGTCAGACATGCCAGTGCCTGTATATGCAAACGAGGTCGCCGTGCCAGTATAAATAATACCGGTGTCTAGCTGGTTGACTATCTCTGTAGACGCATCAATCAGTTGGTTCAGCTGACTTGCGTGTGCTGCGGAACCTATCAGAAATAGACATATCGCTTTCTTCATCATCCTGTACCACCCCTATATTGAGTACGCTGTTGTAGTAATCTTCAGTATCAGGGCCATAATCTGGTATGTATAGCTCTGGATTCTGCTTCATAAATAAGTAGCTCTTGCGCCCTGCTACCAGTCTGCCGCCTGACACTATTGGACATGGTGTCCCAGCAGTAAACATAGCCTTCCAGTTATCTATGCTCTGGCACAGCCTGCTAATGGCTGCTACTTTCATATTTAGCTTATCTAGCAGCAATGCGTCTCTGCGCCGGTTACAAGCCTCATCATTCATATACTTACCGCCAGCCCAGCCAAACCCAACGGTCTGAAATGATGTAGCTATAGCCTGTAAGCATGTCTCCATACCTGATGACTGCATACTAGGCGATATTGCTGAGCCTACTGGTATCTTGCTTGCTGCGCCTGTCCCTGAGTAAGTAACACTGTTATCGTTGGTAGTGTTATTACTATTTACTGTACTATCTTGATTGTTAGTATTTAGGCTGCCATCCTGAGATGTCTCAGCGACAGCATACCCTGCTAACAACCACAGTATGAGAGATGCTAGTCTTATCACTTTTTGTGTATTAAGTTCTGCACGGTTGGGCTTTCATAGATGCGAATACCCAGCCACACTATAGTGAATAAGCTAGCTAAAGGCGGAAGCCAAGCCGCTAGTGACATTACGCCTGTAGAAGCAGCGACAACATCAATAACTTGTTTTGTCTCCTCACCACCCATAGCTTTTTTCCTGTTCATATCTCATGCTGCGTTAGTTAAAGTGTAATTCCAGCCTTACTGCCTAATGATGTCCTTAAACTTTAGATAATGTACTGCCAGATAATGCTGCGTCTATATCAGCTGGAAAATGAGCCTCAAGCACATAATCATTGATTAATATATTCATCTCTGCGTCATCAACCCAGCCACTCAATGCCCAAAACGTATTTTCGCCATCAGTTAGCTCAATGTTAATGTTGCTGGCCCATGTGAATGGCGCTTGATAGCCGCGAAAAGAATTTACAGCCTCTATAGCTGCTGATTTATTAGCATCCGTAAATATTAATGTAGTGTTTACCGCCATTATAGTGTTCCTGATTGATTTTCAAATAGAGCCTGCAGTGACGCAAGATCGCCACTGCTCAATTCATCGTTAATTCCGATAACTTTATGCACATCACCAC